TGCTCTAAGCCACCCGCGCGGTCGGCAGTCAGTGGTTCAGTCGCTCAATGACCTGTTGCATGTCCAGGTAGACGGCAAACCCAGGTACTCAATGGCTGAGTTGCAAGAGATCGTGTCTGATCCAGAGCAACCACCTTCTCGTATTTTGGCGGCGCGGAGGATTTTGAGTGCTTGTCGGGACGGAACGCGTTATGTGAAGGACAAACATGGAAATGTGTTCCCTGCTGGTAGCGATCCAGAGCCAGGTCGGGACTTTGACCGCATTGCTGACCGTCTTGAGGGCAAGCCGATGGTGCGTGTGGAACATGAATCGGGTCCGAAGCGTACTCAGGAGCAGGTTCAGGCAGAACTTTTGAGATTGTGCCACAAGCACCCTGAGCTTCTTAGTATTCTCCAGCAGAAAGACCAACCCTTGGAGCTACCGAATGAAGCCAACGCGCAACAAAGACCTGATGCAGAAGATGATCGCCCGCCTGAATGAGGAGGCTTTGTTCCTGGACGGGTTTGACGATGCCTTGGTTGGCTGTTGTCATAGGGGTCCAGGAGGAAAGACGGTTGCCGTTTACGACCGTGAGACTATCATTGAGACAATGCTGAACCGCGACGGTATGTCGTATATGGAAGCGGTTGAGTATTTTGATTTCAACATCGAAGGCGCGTATGTGGGTGAATCAACCCCGCTCATCGTGAGCATCATGGACGCCGACAAAATAGAGCTGCTGAAGGAGCTTGACGAAGATGCCTGGACACAAGAAGAAGACGAAGAAAACTAGCATGAAGGTTGGCGGTGCTCGCGGGGCTACGTCCGGCGGCAACGCTGCTGAGCGTGGTGCTCGCCGCAACGGCACCCGTGGTGCGACTTCTGGTGGCAATGCAGCCGAGCGTGGCGGCATGAAGAAGAAGTACGGAACCCGTCGTCGATGAAACGGAAGATGACCAACAAGCAGCGTCGTTTGGCGTCGCTTGCTGCTCCTCGCGACAAGATCACGCGTGCTGACATCATTGCTGGTGCCAAAAAGCGTCAATCTGCGAAGAGCAACGACCGAAGGGCTCGATAATGGCCAAGCCTATACCTACCAACCCTGCCCTTTACGCTCGTGTGAAGGCTGCTGCGAAGAAGAAGTTTAAGGTGTATCCGTCTGCGTACGCGAACGCCTGGCTTGTTCGTGAGTATAAGAAGCGGGGTGGTGGGTATCGGATGGGGAAGAAGAAGTAATGGCATACAAAGGCGGACTGCGTAAATGGTTCAAAGAGGACTGGCGGGACATCAAGACCGGCAAGAAGTGCGGTCGTCGTTCTGCTAGCAAGTCCAAGCGGCCATACCCCGCCTGCCGCCCTGCGTCCGTAGCAGCCCGTATGACGCCCGCTGAGAAGCGAGCGGCCTCCGCCAAGAAGAAAGGCCCAGGACGCGTCAAGTACGCTGTGACGGCCTCTGGACGCCGGAGAAAGACCCGTGGCTAAGAAGCGTGGCATGAGCGGGATGTCTGTGCGTAGCGGACACAAAAGACCTACGTCGAAGGGTGCAGGGATGACCAAGAAGGGTGTGGCTGCGTACCGCCGTCGCAACCCTGGTTCCAAGCTCAAGACGGCTGTGACTGAGAAGAACCCGACAGGTTCTCGTGCGAAGCGTCGCAAGTCGTACTGCTCTCGTTCTGCCGGTCAGATGAAGATGCACGGCATCAGCTGCTCGAAGACCCCCAAGAAGCGTATCTGTGCTGCGAGGCGACGATGGCGTTGCTAAGCCTGCTGTTGCTGGCTCAGGCCGGTCCTCCTTCGGACCCAGATGCTGTCGCCATGTGGATTGATGACCTTGGACGCTTGACGCCCTTTGGTCGGACGTTTGATGTCTACATCCAGACTGGTTTTGACCCTGAGTTTTCCTACCCTAATGGTGATCCACGCCGTCCGTACATGATCGGTAGTACTCGTGGCAATGAGTCGCCAGCCCGTTCGTTTGGCTGGGCCATTGAAGGCCCGATCTTCAAGAACCGCAGGCCAGACCCCTTCTACCCGTGGTACGACAACTGCCTGGAGTGCATTGAGTACGACCAGGCACGCACCAGCTTTGGCGATTGGGAGCTACCTGACGGCACCGTGCTGCCTTGCAGTGAAGCTCCAAACGGTTGGGACTGCATCCAAGCCAACCCGTACCAACGCTTCGGCTACCTTGGTGCAAAGTTCACGCCAGTCAACTGGATCTTCGAGGGACCAGAAGGGTGCTGCCCACGACAGGCTGATCTGATTGACCTCGATTTTGCGTGGTGTGATTCTTGGATTCTGCACGGGCCGCTTGGCAAGAAGTACGGCAACTCAAACCCGCAGTACCGCTACCCGCTGGTTCAGCAGCAGCACAAGGATCTGATGGACACGCCAGTTCTGAAGTTCTGGTTGCCATATCCCGTAGGACAAGTGCCGTTCCAACAGTGCTGCAAATCGGCTTCACAGATTGACTACGGCGACCTGATTCGTTGGGACGCTGGCGTTGACTACGAAAGCGAGAAGTGGCCTGGTTCGTTTCGTATCGCTAGGTTCACAGGTCCCGACTACTTCTCGTCTGGTGGTGTTGTGCGGTTTGCTTGCGGCAACGGTCATCCCTGCGAGCCGTCGCCGTACTCAGTGAATTATTACCCCGACAACAGCTGCCCGTCTGACCTGAACGAAGACGGTAAAGTCGGGTTTGAGGATATGTTGCAGGTATTGAGTGATGTGTCCGCTTTCAAGTATCATCCAATGACGAACAACGGCTTCAACGCCATCATCAAAGTCCTCTCAGAATGGGGAGAATGCAATGAGTAAAAAGACTCACTACACAGGCTCTTCTACAGCCAACTTTTCAAAAACCTCGACAACTGCGCCTCCGGCAAAATCTGAAGGTGTGTTTGTTGGTGGCTCTCGTGTTTTGCTTGGCAACTGGACTCTCTCAAGTGATGCAGTCGGCACAGAGCTTGTTATTGGCACAGTCCCCAATGGGTCATACATTTTGGATATCAAGGTTGTCCATGCAGCCTTGGGTGGGTCTGTAACTTTGCAGGTAGGGGATGACGATGACGATGACAGATACATCACCGCAGCAAGCGCATCCAGTGCGGGGACAATGGATATTGCCAAAGAAAGCATTGGGTATTACATCAACCCGGCTACCTTCAGCAACGACAAAGACATCTCTATCAAAATTGCTGGGGCAGCTGCCACTGGTGATGTGACTGCCTATGTGCTTTGGGCTCACCCATTTGATCTCAAGCTTTTGGCTTCCGGATCTGGGGCGGCATCGTAATTACCTCTTGCATGTTGACGACCGCCACCTTCGGGATGGCGATCACATAGTCAAAGGTTTCCAGGTCGGGCTTCGACGCACCAGCGACCACGATGTGTGTCTTCTTCTCTTCAACCAGAAAGCCGCATTGGTAGATCCGTTGCGGACCAGGCAGCTCGTGCAGCTCAACCTCAGCGTTTGGCTCAGGCTCGCAACTATCCACCCATTCTACCAGGACCATTTTCACGACATCAGTTCCAGGGATGCTGACCATTCTCGGCTCGTGCAACGACTTACTCTCTTGCCCAGCAGAGCTTCACCGACCAGGACAGCAGCTCCCCATTGGGTGCAATCCTTTCGACTCATATACTCTGGCTGTTTGTCGCCGTAGCCTATCGTTCCCACGTTGGCATACCAGTGAGGCAACAAAACTTTAGCAGTCCGTTTGGCCTGGGTGGGCGATACGGGCCTGTGAGTATGCCCTCTGACGCTTAGACGCCACGGGGAACCCCCACAGGCGTAATTCATCTGCAAGCCCTCCAGCTCGTCGCTATTGGCTGCTACGTCGAACCCGTGAAAGAACATCACTTGCCCCAGGGAGTAGACAGCTTTGGAGCTCTTGATGTAGGGGTACTGAGCCCATCTCTGAAACTCCTCCCCGTAGAGCTTGTCCTGGTTCCAGTGGACTGATTCCCGCAGGGCTTTGGGTATGCGTCTGGGGTCCGCCTTTTGGATGTTGTCGTCATGGTTGCCCAGGGTCCAGATGCACACCGGATCGCCTCCAGCTTCCCTGGCACGGCGTAAGAACGAAGCAGCCTCCGCGTATTCGTGACGGAGGCTACAAACGTCTTCATCTGGATGCACCGAGGCTGCCTTGGCATCAAATAGGTCGCCAAGGCATACAAGGTGGGTCGGCTTATGCTCCGCTATCTTGCGGAGTAGCCAGCCCACACAGTTCGACGAGGAGTCTGGCTGGTGGACGCAAGAGAAGGCTAGAAATTTTGCGGTTGTTACCATTTTTGCCCGCGCGACTTCAACCATCCCCAGGCGTAGGGTCCGGTGGCGGCTCCAAAGACGTAGGAGGAGAGGACGACGGCGATGACGGTTCCAATGTCGGACATACTGTGTTCCTTAGCTTCTTGAACGAGAGAAAGACTGATACGGCTGCCAGTATGCCGCTAGTGATTGCTGCTGGCAATATAAGCACCTGATCGTACTTTTGAATTGTATAGGTAAGCAAGACCAACCCGATCCCAACTAGAAACGGGAGCTGCCCCCTCAAAGGCAACATCAAGAATCGGCTGATAGTCATTAAAATCAGGCCGCCCAGGATACCCAAGCTCCCGACCCAAACCAGTGGACTCAATGTAGGGTCCACCTGACTTGCATCCGGCAAGGAAAGCGATGAGGAGGACGGCACAAGCGATTGCCGCTGGCACGAGGAGGCTAAAAACAACGGAACGGCGGCAACAAGCCCCAGATTCACTGCTGTTCCAACGCTTCCAACCTGGACAAGATGCGTTCTTGCATCCTGGCAACGGTTTCGAGCTGCGAGATGGTGACTGCTTGCGTGATTGCCAATTCATTGATTTTTCCTTGCTGGTTGGCCAGAATCTTGTAGAGGCCGCCTACGCACAGGACGGTCGTGCAGACGATGCCGACCCAATCACGGTTAGAGAGTCGGACAATGTTGCTCATCAGATCATCTTTCCAAGGATGAAACCAGTGGTGCAATCCACAGCAGCTGTCTTGATCCCGACAATGATCTGGTTGCATCCCAAAAGGTCAACAACGTGTGCATCTGGGTCGACTGTGGTCAGGCTGGTAGTGCCGTCAGTCGTGTCCGCAGCAGAGTCGCTGATGGTGATGTCGATGTCCCCAGCCTTATTGGGAAGAACCATCCACTGCCCCCGAACGCCGTCAGAGGCCGTCATGGTGGTTTCATCAGACGTAGCAACCGTGCGCCCAAAGACCTTGACGACTGGCTGTGTAGTGACTGACCCCACAGATCCGGTGTACCCGTGGCAAAGAACCAGGCTGGTTCCGATTGGTGCGAAAAGCAGCAGGGATGCAGCTGAGTCGATGTGCTCCTCTGGGTCATTCAGGGTGGCATCGTCCTGAGTCTTGCTGTCCTCATGGACCTTTGTCCAGAAAGAATGAATTTGGACTGGTTTAGAGATGTCCTCGCTCAGGACATTCACGGTTGGCATTACTTTGTTTGGATCAAGAGCCATTTGTCATTTCCTCGTGCAAAATGTCTAAAACGTCGTAAGTGCTTTGGATGTCCTCGAACTGGGGATCTTGTGGCTTGTAGTTTACGGCGTGAATGATGTGGAGTGCAACACTTCTTTGCCCCTCACGATAAATCAGGTCGTTGGGCTCGCCGTTGTATTGGACGTTCCCACACCCGAACATTGATGCCAAATCGGCCAAGACACGCTTGCCCTCCTTGGTCGAAAACACTTCCTTGTACGACTCACGCCGTTCGATCTGACTTTTGTATTCGCTCATTGCTGTGGAGCTCCTTGGGCCTGCTGGGCCTCACCTTGTTTTTGTGCCAGCTCGGCCTGCATGGCTTGCTGCTGCATCATTTGCAGCTGTTGTTTTTCTTGGGATACCAGTCGTGGATCTTTCAAGTATTTCGGATCGACAGAGTTAGACTCGAAGATGTCTCGAATCGCAGCGTCTACGTCGATGGATTTTGCCGAGCTTGGGTCAATTTGGAACAGAACGCTAGCAGCCTGCATAGCCTGCATGAAGCCCTGAGTGTGCGCTTGTCGCTTTGAGTTAGCCATGGGACTGCGATATTCGACAGTCAACGACCTTCCGCTGAGTGCGGGAGGTGGTTCAGGCAGCAGCTTAGCTTTGTTGAGGCTTGCATAGGTTCGTGCGATCAACGGGTCTAGGAACTCTGCGTACAACCTAGACAGAATGGGTGCAGCCTGCATCAGTCCCTCTTGCCGCCGTTGAATGATCTCGGTTGCGGTCATGCGATCATTCTGGGGCATTTTGAGATTGTCCAGGAAAAATGCCTTTTCGATTCGGCTTTCTTGTCGTTGAAGAAGGTTCTCGCCTACACCAGGGTTTGCGCCTGACACAAGTGGTCGTGGGTAGTCTCTGGAGCCCTGGCGGTAGTAAATCAAACTGCCTGGCGAGGTGCGTAGCGGGCCTTCAATACTGTTGGCTGGCATCATAATTGGTGGACGGATGGCTAGCTCTGACGCCTCCAGGATGTTGCGAGCCATGACATTGGCAACCTTGATGCCAGGAAGAACCTTCATTGCTGGGGAGCGACCGTAAGTTTCTTCTGGCGACTTGCTCCATCGTGGGAAGAGATATGGGAGCTGTTTGAAGCCACCTTCACTACAAATGTGGGCTTCATTACGTTCGATGTAGAACGAGGCGTACTCCATGTTGGTGTTGTCGATCTTGAGCATGTCGCGCTCAAACCGCTTGATGATTGCATGGATAAATTCAATCTTACGGTTGCCATAATCACCTGACGCAGAGCCATCACGGATTCGGCTCAGAGTCTTCTCCGAAAGCTGATCGCCAAACATTTCGTAAGCTTCACGCTCAGTCATCTTGAACTTGCGGTAGACCTCCACGATGTCGCCCGAATCATCTTCTACTAGGTAAAAGTTGGACAAGTCTCTGGCTTGAAAAGACGGACCTGAATCAGTGTCGGTGATAAGCATGCAGCCTGTGCCAAAGCACAC